CATCAAGACCGGAGTCAAGTGCTCCAGCAGCAGATTTATCTGTTCCACCATCATAATTCTTACCACCACTTAGAGTGAGATCAAGAGGACCAACAGCATCAAAAATGTTTGGACCATCGGCATCTTCTGCTAATTGATTCCATCCACCATCTGTAAATGTAGAGAATCCTACACCATCAAATCCAGTAGCTACTCGGTCACCAGAAGTTTTTCCTGCACCGGCAAAAATATATTCAGAATTAACTTCCAAATACTTGTTCCAATAGGATGGAGAACCTACTGAGAATTCTGCATCAGATGCCTTGGAGAGATTTAAATGCTTCTCAAGAATTGTTCCGGCATTTCCGGTAATTGTTCCTTTACCATCAATTACAACAACGTGAATTTCATCGTTTCTTGATCCTCTTGCAGCTGCATATGCAGAGGTCCCTGGAGCATCTGCCAACGTGTTCCATTTAACTGTAGATACAGTTTCAGTGCCACCGACAGTTTGAGAACTCAATGCCAGTGTTTGCTCTCCAAACCAATCAACTGCGGATGACACTGCAGTTGATCCGAAAGAAGTATTTACTGCTGCAGTATGAATTGCAACATTTGCAGATCCACTGAATCTATAAACATTATTGTAATCAACAGCAGTAGAAGTACCTGCAGCGGATACGTGAGAAACAATCTTCACATCTATAGTTCCAGAATTAACTTTTGTGATAATTCCTTTTAGATGACCATCTAATAACGAAGTTGTTCCTGCACCGGCACCAGTATTAGAAACTACTTTGGAAATTGCCTGAGTAACACCCATCCCGACAGCGAGATTAGATGCACCACCATTAATAGTAGTGGTGTCAATTCCTAATCTCTGATCTGCCTGAGCATCAATAATGGCAACTCTAATGTCGTTTGCCCAAGAACCGGGGTTTTTGGCAATTACCGTGGCACCACTCTTAGGTGTTGTTGGATAATTTAATTCCTCATAATGCTCAACACTCTTAATTTTAAGTGTGGCACCAGCATCATTTGCATTTTTAAGGTTGGTGTCGTCTGCTCTGACGACGTTCATAATACCACCATAAGCCAGATATGAGGATGCTACCATCCAGGTCTCATAGTGCTTGTCTGTGTCATATGGTTGACCAAACGTATCAACTAAATCATTCTCTGTATTAATTCTAGTTACTGTACCTACTGGACCTTTGGCAAAAGGACCGACAATACCGCCGATCTTATCGGAAGTTGCGTCAACTCTACCTTGAGTAAGATCAACTTCTCTTATCAGAATTCCAGGAGATGCTAAATTTAATGGCATCTTGCTTTTCCTCGCAATCCAAATTACCTAAAAATATTTAGGAAAAGGGGTATTTTCAGTGGGGAAACGATGCATGAACTACCAATCTGGATATTCCCAGAAATTACTACATTTCTTATTACCTTTCACTCTATCAATAGTACATTCTTTACACTCATAAGAATATGAAGATGGTAGTGCTCCTCTATTTTTTCTTATAAGATAAAAGTCTTCTAATAAATTTTTTGTCTTACGACAGGTTCTACATTCTCTATCATAAAAAAGCAAATGTTCTAATTTTACCTGACTATCAAAATCCATTACATGTAATCCCACATGTAAGATCTATCTCCATATTCATCAGTATACCATCTATCACCATCAGAATCTACAAAATTATTATTATCAAAACCAGTTTCTATAAATCCAAAAGGTGCCATATCTTGTTCTATTTGATTTCTTTGCTCTTCATATATTCTTTTACGAACGTCATTTTCAGTCATTTCTTTAAAGTAATTTTGTGCTACTAACCAGGAAAATATAACAAGGCACATTGCCAAGTCGTCATTACATCCCTCTTCGGCTTCAAATGAATTACCTTTTTGTGCAAAAGTTGTAAGTTCTGATATAATTTCATAGTCAGTGGTTAATAATTTATCATCCTCCATCATAGTTTTTAAATTAGAACATCCTAACTTTTTAACTGCCGCAGTCATTCGGACACCAAGTTGTGATTTTTTTCCACTAAAACCAGTTCCAACAACTTGACCTGCACGACCTCTCATTGATGCCATCAAAATATTGTCATACTCCAAGTCGTAGTGAAGAATAGAAGCAACTTGATCTCCAATATCATTGACTTCTGTTAATAACCATGCACCATTATAACCTCTTCCAACATCATTTATAATACTTGGAAATAACATTGGTTTAATTTCATTATTTCGATATTTTGCTACAACCTTATAAGGAAACTCAGTTATATCAAATACAATAAATGCAGAATAATCATTTCCTATTCCTCTTGCCACGTCAATCGTCATCAAATAATTATGATTCTCCCGAGGATGTTCGTAGATATCTAACCCGGCATTTCTTTTTATGGGATTCTCGTATACAAGGTTTTTTAATTTTGCTGGATTGATAAGAGTATTGACAGATCCTAAAAATTCACATTCAAACTCAACACGAAATTGTTGTTCGGAAGTATTCGCAATCGTTGTTTCTTTCCATTTTGAATCACGTCCAGGAACTTCGGACCAATGAACTTCTGTTGGAATATATTCATTTTTACTTCTTTCTGCATCATGCCACATTCGGTAGAAATGATTCATACCATGTGGAGTAGAAACTATAATTACTTTGGTGTTTTTACCAGAAGTAATAGTAGGATAAACAGATGCAAAGAATGAGTCAGCAACATGATTCGGAACGAATGCGAACTCGTCGAGAAAGAGGATGTTAAACGACATACCTCGGACAGCACTTGCAGACGTAGAAGCTGCCAATATCTTACTGCCATTCTCTAACTCCATCGAACCCTTGTTCCATGACAGAATACCCTGTTGCATCCATTTAGGCAAGTTTTCGTAGGCAGTTTGTAACCTTTGTAATAATTCTCTTGCGGTTGCTGCCTTGTTTGCTAAGATACCAATATTAACACTATCATTAAAAACAGCATAGTGTAGAAGATAAGATACGACAGTAGTGGATTTGCCAGTCTGTCGTGGCATTTTGCAGATATTAAATCTATTTTCATGAAAGTTATGAATTAATTTCTCTTGAAAATCATATGGACTGAATTGAGTTAATCCTTCATCCAAAGAAACAATTTTAATATAATTATTTGCGAAATATACAGGATCTTCTTTGCACTTGAGGAACTCAATGACTTGTTCCTCTGTAAACTCAATCGCAGTATTTGCTTTCTTAAGGTTTGGGTTCCCGAGATATACTTCAGACATAATAAAACACCCAATATTAAGATTCGTTCTGGACTAATAAAATTTGATAATGTGCTTTTTCTGGTTGAGAACCTCCTATATTAAGAGTTCCGTTAAAATCACCATTAATAGTGATACTTTCTGAGAGAAATTGTTGAAAACTTTTCATGGTTCAGCACTTCCAGCGACGACGGGCTTTACAAATTGCTTTATCTGGAGTCTTAGAGCAATCGATGTTATGCATGTCTTGCTGACCCTTAGAACGAGCACAGAAAGACTTCCTACGTTTGGCATCCTTACTACCTGGTTTTGGATCACCAGTTACAGCAGTCTTTAGTTTAGAACCGGGATTCTCACGACGATATGCTTTGACTGCAGCAGAACTCATACCGTCAGTTTTATCTTTTTTATTGACTTTCTGCCAATCTTCATCAAGTTCTGCTCTCCAATCAGAAAATTCTTCAAATCTAACTTTTGGTTTTAATTTTTTTCCAGTTGGTGAAGGAATATATTCTCCCATTTCTTTTGATTTCATATCTTTAGTATCAACATCACCATCTACATCAGCATCAACTCTCTTTACTGCTTTTCCAGAAAGTTTTTTGAGATTACCACTACCAATCTTAGATTCAACTTCTTCTTTCTTCACACAGTTATTATAAGTTTTACCAAACATCTTTTTGGTTCCTTTCTTCTCATATCCAGGCCAACATTTTTTTGCCTCGTTCATCTCTCCACTATCTACATAATCTGCTGCAGTATCAATATAATCGGCAGCTTTGGTAAGTTTTGACTGAACCCATGCTTCAATATTTCCTTCCCCCTTCATTTTTTCCTTTAATCTTCTTGCTGCATTAATAATTGTAGAGAGTTGAGATCTTGCCATAGAATATTCATGATCTTTAGATTCTGTTTTATTCCCCCAATTAGCAGCACCGACCTTACGGCACTTTACAAGGGCACCTGAGGCATATGCAGAAGGCCAGACACTATATCTGGACTTTACCTTATGATAGCAAGCATCTTTCTTACCACTACCCTTGCCTTTCTTATCTTTAGTTTCTATAATTGCTTCTTCTTTCATTTTCTTTTTATCTGTAGAAACATAAGTTGGTTTAGCAGCACCAGTTTTTTGTTGCTGACCAGGATCTGCTGCTTTTTTTCTTCTGGCAGCAGAAAGTCTTTCTGCTTTACTCATACTTGCTCTTTTTGCGGAAGAAACACACTTGGGAGTTCCCTCTCCAGGTTCATCACTGGCACAAGTCCCACCTGTGACTACATTGACCCAACCACCCTTACCATCCTTTGATTTGGATCCTTTGAACCATTTATGGAGAGTTCCTTCACTGACTCCTCCGCCATTAGAACCTCCATTAGAATTCCCATTTCCATTCTCATTGCCGTTACCATTCAAAGGTTTATCAATACCAACTTCCTCAGGTTCCTTTCCTCCACCAGAAAATCGTGCAGTAACTCTCATTCCCTTCGAAATGGGTTTACACTTTTTATCCGTGTAACAATAATAGTATCCTGATTTACACTTGGACATATTTATTTTGAATCCTTATTATTATTTAGAAAACCCTGCTTAAGCATTTTCTGAAGTTCAGAAGTAGATCCTACAAATACTGCGTTATTAGTGACATTATTTGTTGTTTTCTTATTATCTTCTTCAAGATCTTTTATCTTTTTTTGAAGATCTGCTAATTTATCAGTAGTATCAGCAACACTTTTAATGAGTTGACCTGCAACTTCATATGCTCT